CCGATTGTAATTACAGAACTGCGTTCATTCGTCATTGCTCATACCTCCGTTACTTGCCTGTTTCAGCAGGCTTTGCCGTGAATGTTGGTTCATACACAGACTTGTACCAACCCGTGATCACGCTGTCCGGAACGTTCTTCTCGCCCTCGGTAGCTTCGGCTTTCCACGGGTGTTTGCCGCTGCCGTCCGGCTTGTTTCTGCGTAAGACCGTTCCCTCAATGGTCGGTGTGGAAAACGTGATACTGTCGCCCTTTGTAGCAAGCGAGGTTGACGGAATACCGAACTTCACACGGTAAAGCCAGAAGTAGCGGTACTTTCCGTTGGACTTCTTCGCTCTGAACCCGATAGCCACGGGCTTGCCGCCGTCCTCGCTGGTTGAAATGACCACATTGTTGCTGTCAATAGTCGCTCCCGTCAGAACCGAAGCTGCATCATTGCCGATATCGTCAATGCCAAGTGAAAGCGTACCGCTTTTGAACTCCTTGACGATTTCGGAAGCGCCGTCATCGGCGTAAAGAGTAGCTTCCGCAAGCTCCACGGAAAGGTCAGCCGAAATCGCCTTTGCAAGCGAAGCGGGAACTCCGTAGGTTTCGCTGCCGTCGCTGTCCTCGTTTATTTCTGCGTAAAACAGCTTGTCAAGACCTATTGTTGCCATTTATATCTCCTCCATTTCATAGTTTTTCGCCGTATCAACGGCATAGTGATGATAACCCGTGTCATCCTCGTGACCGACATACTTTCGGGCGGTTACGGTAATATCCGCATTAAGCAGCGCTTTCACCAGCCTGCTCACCGTGCGGGTGTAGTTTCCTTTTGTGAAAAGTGAAATCCTAACTTCCTGCACATCGACAGTCGGCGCATTGTCAGCATGAAGTTCAAAGCTGTCGTACAGCGGAGTGAACACCAGATATTCATCGGGAGCCTTTCCCGAATACACAGAGGTCTGCGCAGAAATTTTCAGTTTTTTTGCTATCGCAGAGAGTTCCGAAAGCTGGCTCACAGCCCCTCGACCTCCTTTTCAAATGCGGATTTCATGGCTTCCACGCACTGCTTTTTCACAGCGGATTTCGCAGGCTTCAGAAAGGGTTTTGCCGACTGACTGCTTGTTCCGTACTCGAGGATATTTGCTATTTTCGTATTACTGCCGCCGTCCGTTCTTGGCTCGGAGAATCCAACCTTAATGTCATGATTTCCGTTCTTATCGACCATAACGGGAGATAAGCCGAGCGACCGCTCCAGTTCTCCTGTGGAACGGGATTTGCTTTTCGTTCCCGAACCTACAACGGATTTCAGATTGCTTTTTACCTTTGCAAGAGCGACCTCGCCGCCTGCCTGCAAAACCTTTTCGGCAATGATGTCAGTCTGCGCTCCAAGCCGGGAAATTCTCGAAAGGAACTCATCGGGCATTTTCACATCAGACTTAGCCACTCGGCTGCACCTCCTTTGCAAGCACTTCAACATACATTCCGCGACCTTTCACATCTTCAACGGACGTTATCTCGAAAACTGAACCCTCGCACAAAATCCGCATATCCGTTGTGATTTCCACATTGGGAATTGTGCGGAAACTGAACAAGTCAGTTGCCTCGGAGAAAACGGCGCGGTTAGCCCACTTTTCACTGCCGTGCCGACCCTCGCGATAGGCTCTGACCCTTGCCAGAACAACATCGGTTTCCGTCTGAAAACCCTCATCGTCAAGCGCGATTTGTTTCTGCGTTATCTCAATGAATTTATTCATCTTCCCGAAACTCACACTATCCACCGCCTATCCAGTCGCAAGAGCATATTCACTGTGTCCCACACCTGTTTCCCTGCTTGAACATTGTCCCCGAAAAATCCACCGGTTGAACCGTCACGGCTCTCGTAAAAGTGGCTTGCAAGCATAATTACCGCCTGTTCAGTGGTTGGCGGCATGGGATTTTCAGAATAATAATTTTCGGGCAAATGCTGATAGCTTTCCGCATACGAAACAGCGGCGGAGATGTAGCTTTTCAGAAGTTCATCGTCCGCCGAATGTTCCAGTATGAGGTTCTGCTTGACTTTGGTCAGCAGTTCATTCATCACGAACCGGAACCTTTCATTTTGAGGATCTGCACGGCTTCGGGAAGAATCAGCTTGCCGTCCACGCGCTCCTTTGCGACAAAACCGACCATGCCGTTGCCCGCGTACAGTTCCTTGAGTTCTGCAAAGGAACGAGTTCCACGGTCGCCGATGTTGTAATAACTAAAGTCACCGAATGCGATTACAGGCTTTCCTGCGGCGATTATGGGGACATACGGAGAGGTATAAACCTCATAACCGAACAGCCTGTCGACCTCGCCCGCCTGAAGGGACGGCTGCCAGAGATATGCGCCGTTATTGTCCTTCAGCTTGCGGAGCGCCGCGACAGTCTGGTCGTTCATGATGAACTTCGCATTCTTGCGGTAGGGACGCTTGAGGGAGTATACAAGGTTTATTATCTCGTCAGCGGTAATTGCGGTCGCACTTGCGGTAGTGATTGCGACTTCACCGCCGCCTGTTTCAGCGAAAATTCCGAGAGGTTTTCCCTTGCCATCGCCGTTGAGGAAAGCGTCCTCTTCCGCATTGGACAGCGCCTTTGCAAACTGGTCGATGATGTAATTTTCAAGCCCGAAAGCGTTGTCGTAGAGCAACTCCTCAGTGACCTTGACCGCAACGTGCAGCTTGTGTGCATCGAGATTTATCTGCGAGAAAGCAGCGTCCCCGAAAGTGAGCGCACCGCCCTCGTCAATCCACGCCGCAGCAGGCTTTGTCGCAGCAATATTTATCTTATGCTCACCGCTGGTGGTGATGGTGTGACCCAGCTTTCTGATGATGTTTTCCTCAGAAAGCGCGTTGATAAGACGGCTGTCGTACTCTTCGGGAACGAGATAACCGCCGTTTGCGTCAACGCCCTCGGAAAGTACATCGGACACCTGTCTGAAATTCGTGCGGAGAGCGTTCAGCATCGCCGCCTTGTACTCATCGCTTGCTCTGCCGGACTTGGGCTTACCACCGTTCATAGGCTTGCCGGTGAGAGGAACTGATGTAGGCTTTGAAAGCTGAGCGTCCATTGCCGCCATCTGCTCCATGCGCTCGATTTCAGCGCCGTAGTCCTTGATTTTCTGCTCCATTTCGGCATAAGAAGCCGCGTCCTCTGCGGACAGAAGTCCGTCCTTGTCGCGCTTGGTTTCAACGAAAGCCTTTGCTGCTTCCCATGCCTTGTTGCGCTTTTCGCGCAGTTCAAGAATTGTCATGTGTATTTACCTCCTGTTACTGCCAGTTTTTGATTAAATCAAGCCGAGAAATCAAATCCTCGGCTTTGGTTTTGTTTTCGGTTTTCGGGGCTATGCGGCATTTCTCCACAATTCTTCCCATAAGGGAATTTACAACCTGCGCTTCGGAATACATCAGCGAATCGGCGGCAGGCGCTTCCGGCGGTTCTTCGCGGTTCAGAAGATCGTCCGCAAAGCCGAGTTCCACCGCCTTGTTAGCGTTCATCCAGGTTTCAGCGTCCATGAGGCGAGAAATTTTCGCGCGGCTCATTCCGGTCTTGATTTCATAAGCGTTCATAATGCTTTCTTTGACCTCGGACAGCATTTCGATTGCCTTCTGCATTTCGGCGGTGTTGCCCATCGCAACGGTCATGGGATTGTGTATCATCAGCATGGAAACCGGGGACATCAGCACCTTATTTCCAGCCATTGCGATAACGCTTGCGGCGCTCGCCGCTATGCCGTCAATTTTCACGGTTACATTTCCGTGATAATCCATGAGCATATTGTAGATTTGCGCCGCCGCAACGCAGTCGCCACCTGGTGAGTTAATCCACAGCGTAATATCTCCCTCGCCACTGTTCAATTCGTCCTTGAAAATTTGCGGTGTAACATCATCGTCAAACCAGCTTTCATCGGCGATAGTGCCGTTGAGGAACAGTGTTCGCTCCATCGTTTCCGTCTGCGTTTCCTGATTCGTCACCGCCTTGTTCGTCCATTTCCAGAACTTCTTCATCGGAATTCTCCTTTCCACTAGCCGCCGCAAAGATACCTGCTTCAGCCAGTTTTGTCATGTTGCCGTTTATGAGGTACAAATCCCCACCGTCCTCGGCAGGAATGCGGTCGAGATTTTCAAGCTCCCGAATGTCGTTTGCAGACATCCACCCGTTCTGCCGCGCCGTAGCGTAACCGCTCATGCGGCTTGCGTAGTCGCCGCGCAGCAGTCCGTCAACATTGAACTTAATGAAATACTCTCGTTTCTCGCTCGGAGTGAGCAGAGAACGCACCATGCTCTGTTCCCACCGCACAAGCCACGGCTCAAGCGTGTATTTCACGAATTCAAGCGACTGCTGCTCAATATTAGAAAAGCTCGATTTTTCGAGGTCGCCCACCATGTGCGGCGGCACTCTGAAAATTCGAGCAATTTCATTGATTTGGAATTTGCGGGTTTCAAGGAACTGCGCCTGTTCGGGTGAGATTGAAATTGGAGAATACTTCATGCCCTCTTCAAGAACAGCGACCTTGTTTGCGTTGTGTGAACCGCCGAATGTGGCATTCCAGCTTTCGCGGACTTTATCCGGGTTCTTCAGCGTTCCGGGGTGTTCAAGCACACCGCTCGGCGCAGCGCCGTTGGCAAAGAACTTAGCGCCGAACTCCTCCGTTGCAATCGCAAGCCCGATAGCATTCTTCGCCATTGCGATCGGCGAGTAGCCCACAAGCCCATCAAAGCCAAGTCCGGGGATATGCAGAACATCGTAGGGGGAAAGGATAACCTCGTACTCATTACTGCGTATTGCTTCATCAGAACCTCGATAGTATTTATAATACAGCCTGCCGTTTGAATCACGGTCAACCGTCATTTTGTTCGGCATAAGCGGATAGAGAGCAACGACCTCGCCCTTTCCGTTGCGGATAATCTGCGCGTAAGCGTTGCCCCACAGGAGCAGGTGCATCATGAGCGTTTCGCGGAACACGAACGAGGTCATTTCGGGGTTCGGCTCATCGTGCAAAAGGAAATAGAGCGGGTTGTCGAGAGCTTTCTCCTTGCCGCCGTTTTTGTTGTACTTGTATAAATGAAGCGGCAGTCCTGCCACCGCTTCCGACAGCACACGAACACAGGAATACACCGCCGTCATCTGCATTGCGGAGCGCTCGGTCACGTTCTTTCCTGCGGTAGAGCTGCCCATGTAGAAGCGGTATGCGCCGCCTGTCGTGCTGTTTTGGGGCTTGTCCCTTGAATGAAATAAACCGCTGAAAATCTTCATGTATTTAGTCCTTTCGTAAAATGGGCAAAAGAAAAGCACCTGCACATAGACAGATGCTTAAAATTTGCCAGTTGTTAGAAATTCTATGCCATCAAGTGAAATAAACGCATTGCTTACTCGTCCAGCAGCCAGTCAATCAGCCTTTCCGACTTAATTCCATCGTATGAATTATCAAGTCCCGGGTCAAGTGACAAAACGATTTTTTCATAGTTATCGCGGATTTTCTGCAAGGGTGCAAGTTCTCTTTTGCGAACGTCCTCGCTTTGCATGGATTCTGTGACCTGGATATACTTTTTGTCATCCGCAGATGTGGCAATGAAGTCTACCTCGGCATTATCAATTTTACCGATCGCTACATCGTAACCGCGGCGCAGAAGTTCAAAGTACACGATATTTTCAATCGCGTGCCCGCTGTCACGGTTTCGGAAACCAAGCAGATAATTCCGAAGCCCGATATCAACGATATAATACTTGCCGAGGGTACGAAGGTACTCCTTGCCCTTGATATCGAATCGCTTTATTTCGTAGAAGAAATAGCTCTCCATCAGTGCGTTTACATACGCTTGGACCGTGTGTGCGCTCGGAGTTCCTTTCCGTTTACCATCTTCCAGCAGCCCCTCGTTCATCAGGGTATTGCCAATGGATGAGATTGAAACGCTGCTTCCAATGTTGTCAGCAAGAAACAGAATGATTTTACGAAGAAGCACCGGGTCCGTAATCTGTCTTTGCCCACGCCGCTTCTCGCGCTCAAGAATATCCCGAACCACGACAGTGGAGTAAATACCGTCAAGGAGCGTCAGCGCCTTTTCCTGGTCAAGACCTACATCGGCAATACCAGGCATTCCTCCGAAACGCATAAAAGCGTCAAAGACTTCCCGCAGTTCGTATCTCTCGCCGTTTTTATCAAATACCTGTCGGTGAAGTCCTCCAAGTGCGCTCTGTGTTTCCCTGACCTCAAAATCATGAAAAGACAGGAATTCTCTGAAAGACAACGGGAGCATTTTTATTTCTACGCACCGTCCGGAGAGATAGGTGGAGTATTCTGATGAAAGAAGATAAGCATTTGACCCTGTGACATAGATATCGCAATCCAGGTCCACACGAAAAGCGTTGATGGCGTCCTCCCATTTCTCAATTCTTTGCAACTCATCGAAAAAAAGGTACATACGCTTGCCGGGTACAGCGCGCTCTTTTACATAGTCATATATATCATCTGAGGTCATATTTCTGAAATCGTGTGATTCGAAATTCATCTCTACGATTTGTTCCGGTGCAACGCCGCTTTCCTTGAGATGAGCGACCATCAGCTTTAGCAGGCTGGACTTTCCGCAGCGGCGAATGCCTGTAATTACCTTAACCGGTTCGGTATCTTGAAAACTGATCAGCTTTTTCAGATACCGATCTCGTTTTTTCAGTTCGTGGGATCCTATCATGGTGCATTCCTCCTATTGGCATTAGTATAGCACAAACTTTTGAAAATATCAAGTCTTTGCTATTAAATGCAAAAACTTTTGATTTTCAACGGGAATTGCACAGAACTATATAAACAATAGCCCTCTGTCATCATACACACTAGCCCCATGGTCATTCCCACATCGGATAGCCCTGTCAAGCGCCATAATAGTAGCAACCGCGCCGTCAATCTTCTCTGTGGACTTTTCCTTGTCAGCCTTGATGTTTCCGGCGGGGTCGGTGCGAATGTAGATATTATCCATGTTCCACCGCAGAACCGGGTGACCGCCGTGGGCTATTTTCTGTTCAAGCACCAGTTTCATCAGTTCTTTGGTCGGCGGGGACATATCTTTAAACCCCTGTCCGAAAGGCACTACTGTGAAGCCCATGCCCTCGAGGTTCTGAACCATCTGAACTGCACCCCAGCGGTCGAAAGCTATCTCTCGAATATTGAAGCGTTCACCGAGCCGTTCTATGAACTGCTCGATAAAACCATAGTGAACCACGTTTCCCTCGGTGGTCTGCAAGAAACCCTGTCGCTCCCACACATCATAAGGAACATGGTCGCGGTTTACACGCAAGGTCAGATTATCCTCGGGAATCCAGAAGTACGGCAGAATGATGTACTTGTCCTCCTCGTCAAGCGGCGGGAAAACAAGAACAAATGCCGTTATATCCGTAGTCGATGAAAGGTCAAGCCCGCCGTAGCAGACGCGCCCCTCCAGTTCGTCCTCATCAACGGAGAATGCGCACTTGTCCCACTTCTCCATCGGCATCCAACGCACCGCCTGCTTTACCCATTGGTTCAAGCGGAGTTGCCGAAAAGCGTTCTCCTCGCCGGGGTTTTGCTTTGCGGAATCGCAAGCGGCTTTGACCTTATCTATTCCGACCGTAATGTCAAGGCTCGGATTTGCTTTCTTCCACACTTTCGGGTCAGTCCAATCGTCCGATTCATCAGCGCCGTAAATCACGGGATAAAAAGTAGGGTCGATTTTTCGACCCTCGATTATATCCTTGGCTTTCTGATGCGTTTCGTAGCAAATGCTGTGGGTGTCAGTTCCTGCGGTAGTGATTAGAAAATACAGCGGCTGCATTCGGGCGTCACCGGAGCCTTTGGTCATTACATCAAACAGCTTGCGGTTCGGCTGGGTGTGCAGCTCGTCAAACACAACTCCGTGGATATTGAAGCCGTGCTTGCTGTACGCTTCAGCGGACAACACCTGATAGAACGAGTTGGTCGGTGTGTATATAAGCCGCTTCTGTGATGCTAAAATCTTCACTCGCTTGGAAAGCGCAGGACACATTCGCACCATATCTGCCGCCACATCGAACACGATAGCCGCCTGCTGTCTGTCAGCGGCGCAACCGTAAACCTCGGCGCGTTCTTCTCCGTCACCGCAGGTGAGGAGCAGCGCAACAGCGGCGGCAAGCTCGGATTTGCCCTGCTTCTTCGGTATCTCAATGTATGCAGTATTGAACTGCCGGTAACCGTTCGGTTTCAGCGTTCCGAAAAGGTCGCGGATAATCTGCTCCTGCCAGTCGATAAGCTCGAATGGCTTTCCCGCCCATGTGCCTTTGGTGTGGCACAGATTTTCGATAAAAGCCACGGCATAATCCGCAGCGGATTTATCGTAGACCGAGGTTTTCAGCTTGAACTTTGTCGGCTTGTACTTTTTCAGCTTTTTTATATCATCACCCCCAGAACGAGGAAAACCGCCCTCGGGCGGCTTTCGCAAGTGTTTAGTTGTATTCGTGTATCAGTATTGCAAGCGCCGTTTCAGCTTCGGGGGTCTGGGGTTCAACATCCACACCCCGGTCGTAGTTGTAAACTACCCTGCCGTCCTGCTTTAACATCAGCTTGGAAATTCTGCCGCCGCTGATTCCGTATTCCTCGCTTGACTCTTCGTAATGCTTTATCCAGTAGCTTACAGAAACCATTCTGCCGTTGCTGTCCTTAACTCCAATTGCACCCTGTTTCCACATATCCTTTTCCTCCGTATTTGTGTATTTTTCTTTCGGTGACTGTATATTAACTCTAAAGCCGCATTATATCAAGCGGTTTTCGTATAATAATGTACACAAATATCAGCGGTCAGAACTGTGTGTTCTATTGTGAATGATACTGATAATCTTTTCCTGCTCGTCAGCGGAAACGCCAATGCTCTCCAAAGCCTCCCGTGTGCCACAGTCAGGGCAAATCTGCATGTTGGGGTACTTTCTCGAAAGAGCGGGAACCCCGCCGTACTGCGCCCCACAACGGGGACAAGTGCGAAGTTCTGTTGCGTTATCTGATTTCATTTGCGACCCTCCTGCTGTTGTTCAGCGCTGCGAGGAGAATTCCCTCATCAAAACCAAAATTTCCGTAACCCTCAAGGCAAGTCCGAACATATGAACCGCTTGGCAATCCCAGCGGTCGTTCTTCGTGCATGATGTACACGAAAGCCTTTCTGAGTACGGTCTTGCCTGAGAAGTACCTCACGGGCAAGTCGAGTTCAGCCTTGTAGTAGAAAGCAGGAAAGCCCTCATACACATCAAGCCTTTGCTCATCGGCAGGCTCGACCGACCAGACTGCAACTGGAACTTCCGCTCCTGCCTTCGGTTCGATTGTGAGATAAGCGCCTGTCTTGCTGCCCTTGAAAAGCAGTTCGTAGTCCTTGATTACCGCAGTTCCCATAGCCTTTGCTGTTGGACACCGCAGCACCATTTGCCGTAGGTTCAGATTACTGCCGTAGGCGAGGTAGTATTTTTTCATTTGAAATCCGTCCTTTCCGAAAGGAGGCTTGTATTTTCGGTAGCGTTCTTGCCACCGTTCAGGAATCACCTTTCTACCACCAAAAGCCCCACGCTGTGGGGGAGTTGGGGGCAGGAAGCTGATTCCTGCTTACTGCGGCCTGCCGTTGCGGAATGCGGTGTCACCCTCGAGCCGCTTGGTGTAAAGTTCCCTTGCGGTCTTGAACTCGTCACCGATGAAGCCGAGCCGCAGTAACCAAGTCCGCATTGCGTACTTGGGGTTTTCTGTCTGCTGAGGATTTGCGCTTGCAGTCTTGACTTGCTTGGCGAGCTGGCTGAGCGCCAGGCAAAGCTGAATGTAGCTTTTCAGCTGACCTGCGTGAAGTCCGTTTTTCTTGTCGCCCGAGGGCGCGTCAAACTGAAAGAGCCGAAACTCGATTGTGCCCTTTGTAAAGGTTGCGTGGAGGTTCAGCATATGGTAGCGGCTCTCGTTGTAGTGCGCCGACCTGCCGTAATCCGCATTCTGACTGCCGTACCAGGTGTCCGCAAGCGCTGCCATGGTTTTGGGCTTTTTGCGGTTGAGTTCCACCAGGAAATCCTTGCTGACCGTGCGGCAGTAGCGGTTCATGCGGCTTCTGTCGAGGTTCAAGGCGCTTGCTAAAAGGCTTTCGTGGCTTGCCATTATGTTTGCGAGGTTTCGCAGACTTTGCGGCGTGTGACCTTTGGCCCCGATATGAATGTGAACTCCGCAGCCCCTAGTTGCGTCGCTCTTTGCGCCTGCCTTGCGAAGTCTGCGGATAAGCTCCTGCAGGGTTTCCATGTCTGCGTAGGTGAGTATTGGGGTCACCATTTCGCACTTTTCACTGTCCGGTCCCGCAATGCTCACGTCCTTCTGAAATTTCCACTCGCGACCCTCGCCGTCCCATGCGGAGTAGGTATCGTAACCGTTGCGGCCTGCGGTGTGCTCGTGTCTGCCTGTTCCGAAGAACTCGGCGGCAAGCTCCGCGGCTTTTGTTCTTGTAATGTTATTCATTTCAACCTCGACCCCTATGCTCTGGTTCATCATTTCTTCAATCTGCTTGGTGGTTTTCTCGTTCATTTTTGTATCCTCCGTTTGCTTTGTTTCCCTTGCGGTACACACATATTAACTCTAAAAGCAGTATATAGCAAGCGGTTTTACCACAATATATTGAACGAAATACACACGCAGAAATTGTGTATATCAGCCATGGATTTTGCGAACTACATCAACACCGAGAACAGCATTCAGCCCGGAGCCGTTATCCCAGCGGACAAGCAGATTTCCGATATCGTCAACCCCTCGTACAGTACCTCTTGTGCCTTTCGGAGGAGCTTGCGGGTCGTCCATTGATATTAGCTCAACTCGGCAGCCGACCGGGTACTCTCGGCGGTACTGCTCGATTGTTTCTTTACTCGGAAACTTCATTTGCAGAACCTCCATTTCTGAAAGCCGATGAACCTGTGAGGTTTCTCAGCAGTATCTTCCGCTCGGTCTTGTACTCTGAGCCGATGAATCCCAGTCGCAGGAGAAAGCAGCGGAATGCGTACTTGTCGTTGTCGGTTTCCTTTTCCTTAGCCGTAACTCGCTTTGCATTTGCGGCGAGTTCGCATAGCGCCGAAATGAAATGCGTGTACGCTTTGCACTCGTCAGCACTGCATTCTGCGAACCAAGGGAACTTCACCGTGCTGTCGGTAACCTCGATTTGAAGATTTTCAACCGCCAGTGCCTTACGGATAAGCCTGCCTTTTGCGTCAAGCAGCTTGGTGAGGTTTTCGACTGCCGAGCCGTCAAGCGTAACTTCCACCGTAAGCCCCACAGATTCGCCGTGCTCGGCGCTGTCGGCGGCAGCGGGTACTTTCTCGGTATCCGTTTCCGGCGGTTCTGTGGCGCTTGTGGCGGCAACCTCGGCGATAAATCCACGCTCTGCAAGGAATTCAATCAGACCCTCGATTTCCTCGCTGTCGGCTCTGTCGTCAAATTCAAGGTTGCCATCGCGGGTCACCGTGAAATAGTCGATTCGGTAAGCGTAGGTCGGTGTCCTCATGTAAACTGCGTCTGCTCCCGTGAACTCGCTGATGGATTTCACAAGCGGTTTTCTGTCCTGCGTGTTGTAGTAAATTGTCATTGTATGTACCTCCATTTCCTTTCGGTACTACACATTTTACTCGAATAGGGGGATAAGTCAACGGGTTTTAACAGAAAGCCGCACATTCTGCGTTATGCACAATGTACGGCTCAACTATTAGTCTATAATGTAAACTCTGACCTCGACACCAAGTCTGTGGCAGTTGTCAATGACGAACTTCGTTCCTCTCGATTTTCCGTCCCAGAACGCAAGCACAATGTCTGCATACTCGATTATCGTGATATTCCGTTTCAGCGGCGCGCTCCTACCGAACCTTGTGTATTCGGGCAGAAACTCCGTCAGCTTGATTCCGTTGCTTTTAGCATACTCCTTCGCCGAAGTATCGACCCCTTTTGCGCCGCCGGACACGATTTCCGTGGTGTTTTCGGGAAGATATCTGCCAAAATCACTCACGGTAAGTCCTCTTGAACCAATAACAGCGACTTTCATGTTGCCCTCCTTGTAAACGCATTATGAACGCACTTTGAACTCACATCATACATTATAGCACATTATGATGTTAAAATAAAGCCATAACGGATATAAACAGGAGGAGTTTTATGGCTATCAAGAGTTTATCCATCAGAATTGACGATGAAATGCTCGACAAACTGCATTACGTTGCCGATTATGAGGCTCGTTCCGCAAATGGGCAAATCATCGTTCTGATTCGTGAGTGTATAGAAAAGTTTGAAGAAAAGCACGGAAAAATCGTGCTTGGCGATGAGCCGGGTTCAGCTAATTCCGACAAGAACTGACCCATGCAATCCCAGAAAGCACAAAGAAAACACACGGAAGAGCAACGCCATTTCCCCACAGCTTGTACTCGGCAGAGTCGCTGTGGGGATTTTTCAGCCATGCGCGGATCTGCTTTTCGGACTTCGGTTTGACTGCGCTGCCAACGATTATGCGATGAGTTTCAAAGACATCTTTCCAGAACGTCAATTCTTCATCTGTAGGCTCGTCCGTTCCGAGATCTGCACACCACCAGTCGGGAAATCCCTGCAAACGGGAGCACTCGGTTGGAGTAAGCCTGCGGACTATGTATTCCGGAGAATTCACGGTCGGCGGGTCTTTGTAATCGCTTGCGACAAGCGTGTTTGCAAGGTTTTCCTCGGCTTCGGTGTGGTAAGAATTCTTGCTTGTGCTGTACACAAGAGTTTCAGAGCCTCCTCCGTACATCCCACCTGCGGCTCGGAGCGCACCGCATTTATCGTTTTCGCTGTACTTCGTGTAGCTGTCCTGCGAAAATGCTACTGCGTGGCGGTCGGTGGCATTCAACGTGAATGATATATTCTCGTTTACACCGCTGCCTTGCGGACCATTTTTATCGGCTCTGCCTATCATTGAACCCTGGACGGCTACGACTGCCACACCGCCTTGGTTTGAGTCGGGAGAATTACCTCCCGTGTCAATCGTCCGTGCAGTGTCTGTTTCATAACAGTTCTGCCGTGCGTTTTTCGTTCCGTCAGACGTGAAACGAACATCAAAACAACGTGTATCTTCAACCACGAACGGCTGATTATTCCCGCCTGTTCCGTAGGTTGAAGAAACCGTTGGAGCAATGCCGCGCAGCTCGGTGTAGCGTGTGTCCTGCGAGTGATTTTCGTAAACAGCCGCCGGAACTGTTCCGGCACGGAGCGTAGGCGAGGTTTCTTCCTCGTAGCCTATCCCACGGGCTTTTGCGGAGTGCTCAGTGCAAAATCCTGCTGCGCCTGTCGCTCCAGAGCCGCTTTCAGCAGCGTTGGCAGCTCTTTGCCACGCTTTGAAGCCCTCTGCAGAATACCCCGACAAGCCCTCGGACTCAAATAATACTTTTCCGGCGCATTCGCCGTCAAAATCTGTGACAAGGTAGATGCGTTTTCTTCTCTGGGGTACTCCCCAGTATTGCGCATCGAGGACTCGCCATGCGATAGAAAAGCCGTCTGCCAGTATCTCTCCGGCAGCTGTCCATTTCTCACATTGAGGAACAGAAACGCTTTCGTCCTTGACCCTGCATAAACTTTCGAGGACCGCTCTGAAATCCTCGCCCTTGTTGGACGAGAACGCTCCGGGGACATTTTCCCAGACTGCAAATCTCGGGTATCTTCCATTTGTGGCGCACCTCATTTCCTTTATTATCCGAACAGCTTCATAGAACAGGCTCGACCTTGAACCATCAAGACCGCCTCGCTTTCCGGCAATGCTCATATCCTGGCACGGACTGCCGAATGTGATTATATCCACGGGCGGGAGTTCCGCGCCGTTCAGCGAGGACACATCTCCGTAATGCTTGATTTGCGGCAGCCGCTTTGTGGTTACCCGAACGGCGAACGGCTCAATTTCCGAAGCCCACAGCGGTTTTATTCCTGCAAGCAGTCCTCCTAGCGGAAAGCCGCCAGAACCGTCAAACAGGCTGCCGAGCGTGAGTTCATTCTTCATCGGTTACCTCCAGTTCGGAATAGGGTATCGTTTTTCCGTCACGAACCACCGAAACACCATCAGAAGAGCCGACCTGCTCGATATACCTCTTCACGATAACATCGCAGAACTTCTCGTCAAGTTCGATTGTGTGGCAAATGCGGTTCGTCTGCTCACAGGCAATGAGTGTACTGCCAGAACCTCCGAACGGGTCTAGGACTATGCAGTTGCTCATACTTGAATTCTTTATGGGATAGGCAATAAGCGGTATCGGCTTCATCGTGGGGTGGTCGCCGTTTTTCTTCGGCTTATCGAACTCCCATATCGTGGTCTGCTTGCGGTCTGAATACCACTGGTGCTTGCCGTTCTTCTTCCAACCGAACAGACAAGGCTCATGCTGCCACTGATACGGCGAGCGCCCGAGAACAAGAGACTGCTTCTTCCAGATACAAGTGCCGGAAAGGTAGAACCCCGCATCAGAAAACGCTTTTCTGAAATTCAAGCCCTCTGTATCTGCGTGGAAAACATAGATGCTTGCGTCATTCGCCATAGCCTTTTCCATGCAAGTGAAAGCGTCGAACAGGAACTGATAGAACTTCTCGTTCTCAAGATTATCGTTCTTGATTTTTCCTGCCGAACCATCATAATTCACATTGTACGGCGGATCAGTTACGACCAGATTTGCCTGCTTGCCGTTCATGAGGAGTTCATAGGTTTCGGGTTTTGTACTGTCGCCGCAGACAAGTCTGTGATTTCCGAGCAGCCAGAGGTCGCCTGCTTTTGTTATGCAAGGTTTTTCCAATTCACCGTCCACATCGAAATCATCGTCCTTGGTATCGGAATCATCGTCAAAGAACGCAGCGAGTTCCTTTTCATCAAAGCCCGTCAGACCGAGGTCGAAATCGTCAGCCTGCAAGGATTCGATTTCAACTTTCAGCATTTCCTCGTCCCAGCCCGCGCCTAGAGCCATTCGGTTGTCTGCGATTATGTACGCTTTCTTCTGAGCGGGCGTAAGGTAATTCACAAACACACAAGGCACTTCGGAGATGTTCTCGGCCTTTGCGGCAAGAATTCTTCCGTGACCTGCGATGACATTGAAATCTCTGTCTATAATAACGGGATTTATAAAGCCGAACTCACGCAGCGAGGAACGCAGCTTGTTCAGCTGTTCCGGCGAGTGGGTTCGGGCATTGTTGACGTATGGTATCAGCTTATCTATCTGGACAAGCTGCATTTCACTGGTAGTATTCATCTGACGTTCCTCCTTTTGAGAACCTTATGCAAGCCTTTTCGAGCGTCCATGACATTGCCCTTAATTGCCTGACCTTTAATCGTTCGGTATTGCTGTACCGTTAGGTTAGGCCGGTTGCTTTTCAGTTCCTTGAAAAAATCAATTGTTTCTTTAGGCATTGTAATTATCCTTTCCTTGAACGAAGCAGCCGTTCCATAGTGTCGTTTAAATCATCGCCGACAGGTTCGGTGCAGTTCTCCTTGACTATTCCGTAAATCTCATACCAGATAAGATTTGCGTTCTTCTGAAACTGCTGCGACATCTGCACGAACGGCGAAGCAATAACGCCGCCCGTGGTCGGGTGCTTGCCGAGCAAGCCGTAAGTGCTGATTGCTTCCTCGCACTGAATGTATCTTGCGTATGCCTGGGAGTAGGCTTCGATGAGCCGCTTGTTTACGAGGTTCTCGCAGTTCCTTTGCTTAAGCCACAGCCAGGTTTCTCGGTATATATCGTCAGCGCCGAGCGGAACTCCATTCTTTTGCCGTGCCGACAGATAGTCGCTTGGCTTCGGCATATCCGTGCCGTTCAGCACAGCGCCCTCCGGCAGGTCGACCGCTTCAAGTTCGGCTGTATCGAGCGCCGGTATGTCGTTGCTTATGATTTTCACCGGAAGCCCTTTCTGATTTTTCTCTGCGGCAGGAGCAGGTTTATCTCCGGCGCGTACCCGTCTGCCGCCTCTGTTTGTGCCGTCCTTAGCCATGATTTTCACCTCCGCAGGACAAGAAAAAAGGACGGTTCACACCGTCCGAAAATATTTAAAGGTTTAATACCCCGTTTGAACCCCGATTTTTGCACACGAAGCCCCGGGCCGCTGTCCGAGGTATTCGTTGTAGAGATTTTGACCGCCCCAGGGCGGTAGTAAAATTTCGGTTTACCAATTGACATTTTTACAAATAGTGAGTATAATATAAATAACAGGACTCCCCGCACCTCTCAACGATGTGCCCCAGGGGAGACATTTTTTTATTAGGGAGATTTTATATGAGCGAGGTTAAACAGCACCTTACATATTAAGAGCAGATTGAGAAACTGAGAAGCAGAGGATGTATTATCAACAATGATACATTCGAGGAATATAAAGATGACATTGAACTTTATCATCTTGCTTTTCCTGCCGACTGGGCGGATAAATTGGTGAAGGTATAAAATTTGCAGTTTACCGATCGCCAAGGTCGTGATGTATTTTCGTATGACACGACTGGCACAGTGACATCAGATTGCTGAAATCGTTTGTACCGCCACGGGACACAGGCACGATGTGGTGTACCTCCTCCACGGGAGTAAGCCGACCATCTTTCAAGCACATCTCGCACAGTGGGTGAGCCGAAACGTACCGCCTGCGTATCTCCCGCCACGCTCTGCCGTATTTCTTGTTGCCGTCAGCGGAGCGGACGAACTTGTTGTAGCGGTGGTTCATAAGGCTTGCGTGTTCCTCGCAGTACTGTCCATCACATCTGTTGGGACAGCCGGGGTAGGAACACGGCCGCTGCGGTCGTCTGGGCATGGGGTCATCTCCTTGGGTAGAGAAAAAGCCCTGCGAGTTATAAAACCCACAAGGCTCTCTGTATATTTTTCTAAGTATATCATACCACAACAGGTAGGCTGTGTCAACGGTGAACAGAGGTGAACTGCTGTGCACTAGGGTGTCCAATTTTCAGAAAAACTCTGAACTGCGCTGTCGTGAAGTTTTATAACCCACCTTTTTGAATACCCCATTTTTGTACTAATCTCTTTCCATGAAAGAAACATCAGATACTTGTACCGAAGAACAGTACGCTCGATTGTGCTTTCCAATTCATCAATAGCGCTGCTGATAGCATATTTTATTTCGGACAGCTTGCACTTGTCGTTCTGGATTTCTTTTTCAAGTTCTAAAGCCTTGTCTGTGTACCTCACGAAAGGTGGGTCGGGGTTTCTGGTACCCGAAAGCCGCTCTCCAAAACCGCAGCCGGATATCCCACCCGCCAAATCACGCAGGCTTTCCAGTTCGATTTCCTTGTAGTGTATCTGGCGGTTCATTTCAGATGCGGTTGTCAGAAATTCCTTTGCAGTCATGCTGACACCTCTTTCATCTTTGCGAGAAGAACATCGCCGTTGAGATTGGTGAGTATGGAGAAAAAGTCTGAATGAAAGAAACGTTCGATACTCTTTTTCTCACGCAGTGCCACTCTGTCATTAGAGTTCAGGGAAAGTTGGTTTATTGCGGAACGGTAATCTTTTGATGCCTGCGCAATTATTGCATTTGCCAATTCTACATATCCATTCATTTGTGTACCTCCAAATCTGCTTTCACAGCGGCGATCAGTGCCGCCTGCGTTGTGTCCTTTGCTTTCAAGGTCTTCATGATCTGCTCGTCAATCGTGCCTTTGGCGATAATGTGCTGAATTACCACCGTGTCCGAAGTCTGTCCTTGCCGCCAGAGTCTTGCGTTCGTCTGCTGATACAATTCAAGGCTCCATGTAAGACCGAACCACACAAGCGCCGAACCGCCGCTCTGTAAATTCAATCCGTGACCCGCACTTGCTGGGTGGATAAGCGCAACTGGGATTTTTCCGCTGTTCCAGTCGGAAACATCTCGGCTAGACTTGATTTCACGGATTTCAAAGCGTTTTCGGATACGCTCCAAATCGTGCTTGAACCAGTAAGCCACAAGCAACGGTCTGCCGTTCATGCTTTCGATTATATCTTCCAAAGCGTCCAGCTTTCGGTCGTGTATCTCAATTACACTCTCAGCATCGGAATACACAGCTCCGTTTGCCATCTGTGACAACTTATTTGAAAGCGACGCAGCGTTTGCCGCAGTGACCTCTGTATCTTCGGTGTCGAGAACGAGATCTTTTTTCAATCGTTCGTATTTCTCACGTTCCTTGTCGGAAAGCTGAACTGTATATTCGGAAGATATGAGTTCAGGCATTGTGAGGTGGTCGGCGGCTTTCATAGAAATTGTGATGTCCGAGATTTTGCTATAAATCCGCTGCTCTGCATCGGGTAACGGCTTGTAGCTGTAAATCACCATTCCGTTGCGCTTGTCCGGCTGAAAGTATGCGTTTCGGTACTGCCCGATAAACCGCCCGAGCCGCTCGCCCATATCCAGCAGTTTGAATTCTGCGAACAAATCCATCAGACCGTTGCTTGCAGGTGTACCTGTCAGCCCGACTATCCGTTTCAATTTCGAACGGACTTTCATAAATGCCTTGAAACGCTTCGATTGATGATTTTTGAAAGAGGACAACTCGTCAATCACAGCCATATCGTAATCAAACGGCATACCGCTCTCCTCGACAAGCCACTGTATATTTTCACGGTTGATTATGTAGATGTCGGCAGGAGTGCGGAGAGCATTCAGCCGCTCCTGCTCCGAGCCAACCACTACGCTGTAACGCAGATTTTGCAAATGCTCCCACTTTTCGATTTCAGCGCTCCAAGTATCTCGAGCCACTCGCAGTGGAGCAACCACAAGCACCTTGTGAACTTCGAAACTGTCGAAAAGCAAGTCGTTTATTGCCGTCAGCGTTATGCTTGTCTTGCCAAGTCCCATATCAAGCAGAAGCGCCGCAATCGGGTGGGTGGTTATGAACTCTGCCGCATACCGCTGATAATCATGGGGATTGTATTTCATCAAGTATTGCTCCTATCTGTTCCGCGCTGTCAAGAACATACACCTTAAAACCCAGCTGATTCAGAAGTCTGTGTCGTGCCAGCTGAAGCTGTCGTGGCTTTTCTCCGGGTGCCTTTACTTCCACAAAGCCGATTTTACCACCATGCAGAAGTACGATCCTGTCAGGCACCCCATCAAATCCCGGCGATACGAACTTTAATGCCAGACCACCGATTTTCTTTACTTCCATCAGTAATTTATGTTCGATTATTTTTTCTCTCATAAGCTACTCCTTGTTGCAAAGGTGCAGGTCTGAACAGGTCTATTCATAAACTTTTATATAGGGCTATTTTTTTCTATAAAAACAGCCCTAAAGGGGGTTTTATACCAAGACCTACAAAGACCTGCACCCTTGAGGTTTATTCTATGAAATCAGACTTAAGCTGAAGCCCCATTATTACATTGCCGGACTTGGTTTTCTTTCGCAGAAAACCCGCATTTTCAAGAGCCGTATAGAACTCGGTCGTGCTTCTGGTAAACTCACCGTTTCT